AGCTGCCTGAAGAGGAGTTTCATTATGCTCTGGGTGTGGATCTGGGGTTCATTGATTCTACTGCATTTGTTGTTGTTGGGTGGAGTGACATTTCTCCAGAGACAATTGTTTTTGAAGTATCGAAGTTTCAGCACCTCACATCTGACGATATTGGCAAGAAGATTAAGTGGCTGGATGGAGAATATGAGTTTGAGCGAATTGTGGCAGACACAGGTGGCCTGGGTAAGATGGTGGTGGAGGAAATGTCAAAGCGTTTTTCGCTCAATATACTACCGGCTCAGAAACGTGCGAAGCATGACCACATTGAACTGCTTAACAGTGACTTTAAGAAGGGTAAGCTGCAGATTCTGGACACAGAAGAGAACCAGCAGCTGATAGATGAGCTGGAATTGCTGGAATGGGATCTAAATGAGCGTACAAAGGGGAGATTTATTGAGCGTTCAGACTGCGAAAATCATGCGTGTGACGCGTTGCTCTATGTGTGGCGTGAGTCTCTGGCCTTCCTGCACCAGGCAGAGACATTCCAGCCACTGATGGGGTCAGATGAGTGGTTTAAGAGGGAAGAGCAGCGTATGGAAGAGGCAGCAGAGGCAAAAATAGTAGGTGATGTGGACAATTGGTGGGAAATACACGGTCCAGATCCTGTTTATGACGAAATATTGAATTGATATGAGAAAAAGACCAGAAATACCAAAACATCTGCAAAAAAAGGTTGCACGCCAACTTTTGGAGCGTCAGAAACGCGCTGGTGTGTATGAAAAGGGGTTAGTTGATGCAGCAAAACTCTTTGCAGCAGGTAGTGCATACCCTGTTGATGTTGCAGAAGGGTTTACCCAGGGTGTATTAACACCTCCAGCAAGTTATAAAGCAGCAATGATGCGCCCGCCAGTACCTTCAGACTACAAAATTGATCCTAAAACCGGAAAACCAGCGTTTAAAGGCAAACCACCTGCAGTGAATCCAGAATACAAGGGTACTTCTGAGTATGTAGGTAAAAAATTAGGTGTGGACGTTACTGGTCCTGGTGGATTTGCACCCCAAATGCTTTCTTTAGATCCTATGGCAAAAATTCATGCACTTGCAGCNCTGGGTAAACTTGGAGCAGGTAAGCTGGCAGGTTTAGGTTTAGGTGCATCCGTGTTTGGTGGTCTGAAGAAAGTAGGAAAAGCAGAAGATGCTGCCAAACCCATTTTCACTTCACCAGGTGCAAAAGCAACAGCAGATATATCGAAAGAAACAATACCTGCCAACAAGGTGCGCAGCCAGCTGGAGGGTAGAGGTGTTAATAAAGATGAAATGGAGTGGACCGGATTCAACGAATGGATCAAGACAAAGAAGGGTGAAGTATCAAAAGCAGAGATAGAGGAGTTTTTCCAGCAGAACCAGATCCAGGTAAGGGAGGTTGTGAGGGGTGATCCAAAAAGCCCAATTAATTATGACAGCAAATATGCAGTTCCTGAAGTCATGGAAGCAAGACGGAATTCAAATGGGACTAACCATGATACAGGATTATGGTTGACCAATGATGAAGGTACTTATAATTCAATAATGGATCAGTTTCCAGAAATCAGGGCAAAAGAGGCAAGGGGTGAAGATTGGGAAGGGTATCTAGTTGAGCAAGTGTTTGGGAAAGAACCAGCACCAACCAAATTCTCAGATCCAAACTGGCAACTTCCTGGTGGAGAAAATTATCGTGAGCTCTTGTTAATTGTGCCACCAAAAAAAGTACCCTGGACCAAAGAGAATGTTATTCCTATTGCTGCAGATGAAGCAGAGGGAGGAATGCACGTTGAATCTTTCTTTCCAGGTGATAAAGATAAAGTTGATAAGTTTTGGTGGTTCAAAACTCCAGATGGTAAAGCTAGGACACCTAAACAAATAAGAGATGAAGATGGCATTATTAATGTTTCTAAAGAAGCAGCATTACAGAAAGTCTTAAACAAACAACCAGATCCAAAACCCAGGTACACCGGAGGACACTTTGAGGAAGACGATGTAGTTGCACACATACGCTTCAATGAGCGTGTAGATCCAGATGGTAACAAGGTGCTGTTCATTGAAGAGATCCAGGGTGATTGGGCGCATAAGGGGCAGGAGATAGGGTTTAAGGGTCCAAAAGACACTGCAGCCAAAGAAAGGTATGATTGGATTCAAAACAGAAAAGGAGAGATCAAAACGGAATTAATAGAATTAGGAGAAGTGCCAGAAGGTAATTATGGTCTTGGAGTAGAAGGACAAAAAGAACTGGATGAGGTTACAGCTCAAATGGAGGAATGGACTAGAAGAAATAGTCATATTTCAAGGCTCCGTAGAGAAAGTGGGGAATATCAGACACCTTCTGGACAAGGGATTTCAGCTGCAGATTTAGAACTAATAGAACAATTAAAAAAGAAACCGGAAGAAATAAAGGCAAAGTATGATCCTAATTATGCTAAAAAGCAGGAATTAATAGAAGAAAGTGCTTTATTACAGAAAGAAGCACAGGATTTAACGGCAGATTCACGCTGGAGAAGTAGCAGGCCAGAACGTGGCCCATTTGTCACAGACACCCACCAGTGGACAAACCTAGCACTGAAGCGCATGATCCGGTGGGGATCTGACAATGGATTTGACAGCATTGCCTGGGTAACAGGGAAGCAGAGTGCAGATAGGTATAAAGCAAGTACGATGGTTGATTCTATTTATTGGAATCCAGATTCAACCAGGTTGGTTGCAACCGAAAAAGGTGGTAATCGATTGGTTATAAATGAACACGTTCCAGAAGATAGACTTGTTGATTATATTGGAAAAGAACCAGCAAATAGACTTTTATCGTCTAAAAGATCACCAGCTAATAAGGAAAAGGTCTTACAGCAGTATGATGATGGGTTAATAGCCGATTATGAAAGAGATTTTATGCTTAATTCTCACTCCTTACAAGGTGAAGACCTGGATATAGGTGGAGAATACCACAANTTGATNTATGACCAGGTACTGACTGCACAAGCCAAGAAGATTGGCAAGAAACATGGCGCGAAGGTTGAGGAAGGTGGAGTGATGACTTGGGTTGATGATCCAGAGAGTGCAGGAGAAGCATTTGGAGAAACAGAAAAAGTCTGGACTATGCGCCTTACAGACAAGCTGCAAAATGCTTCCAGGGAAGGATTACCGTACTATGTGGCACTACCACCCCTGGTAATTGGTGGAGCAGCTGCGCAGCAACGTACCGAAGCACAAAGACAACAATCTAAATCAGACGCACAAGCAATCCTAGCAAACTAATGTTCAAATTACCGGACCACGAAAAACTAATTACCTTCCTGGAGAAAAAGCGGGTGGCAAAATTTAAAGGATTAGGAATTGATATTGAATTTTTTCCAGAGATGCCTGACATAACATTTCCAGATCCACAACAACAACCAAGTGACCAGGACTTAACTAAACAATATCTTGAGGGCGTAAGATGAAATTTTGGTGGAATGAAACAGATGAAACAGAAATGGGTAACTTGCTCACTGAGTTGATTGAGCAGCTGCGTGAGGATCACATGAACCGGCACACCCTGAACCTGGATATGCTGAGAATGTACACTCAGCGTGATTACAATTCATTTGGGCGTGACGATAATACTAACCGCATGAACATGGAAGATTACCGGATGCGGATGAACGTGGTTGGCAACATTACAGACACGCTTGTCTCGCGGATCGGGAAGAGCAAGCCGAAGCCTATGTATCTAACAAGGCGCGGTGATTATAAGCTCAGACAGAATGCCAGGCGTTTAACTGATGTAATGGAAGGGATATTTTACCAGACCGGAATTTATGATGTTATGCCTAAGATATTTCAAGACAGCTGCATATTTGACATTGCAGTTATGAAGATAGGCAGAGAAGATTCTGAATTATTTGTAGAACGTATATTTCCCAATGAGATTTTGTGGGATCTCAACGCAGCCATGTATGCAGATCAACCACCAAGTCTGCACCAGGTAAAATCAATTCCACTGGAAACACTGATAATGCAGTTTCCTGAGAGAGAAGAAGAATTACGCTACGCAGCTGCAACAAAAGATGATGACATGATGAGCTCAGAAGAAGGCCATGAAGCAGAAATGGTGGAATGCGTGGAATCCTGGCACTTGCCAAGTATGAATGGAGCAGATGATGGCAGGCACGTTATACACATGGACACTGTGATCTTGGAAGATGAGCAGTATACATACACCAGCTATCCATTTGTATTTTGTAAATGGGGTGATGCGTGCGTAGGATTTGCAGGTATATCCCTGGCAGAACAACTGAAGAATATCCAACTGGAAATTAACAAACTGGCACTCAGGATTCAGCAGAGTATGCACCTGCTCAGTGTACCCTGGTTGTTTGTGCAACATGGTTCAAGAGTTGTAGAGTCACGTTTGAGGAACGTACCAGGCACAATCGTAAATTATGTAGGGCAGCCACCTCAGAGCTATACGCCTACTGCAATGCATCCTGAAGTTTATTCACACATGGAAAGGCTTTACCAAAAAGCCTATGAGATTGCAGGTGTTTCGGAACTGAGTGCAACTG